GGGGCCGCCACAGGTTGAACAAATGTCACCTTCTTCGCTGTCGCCATCTTTGTACCCGGTGCCGTAGCAATCTAAACACTCGCGTTTTTCTTCCATAAATAGTTCTTCTTCTTCAAGCGATTCCCAATCAGAAGGTTTGGAATTGCCTTTTTCAGCTGGAGATTTCTTGGCTGGTGGATTGAGTGGCCAGCCCCCTTTGGGAGTCTTGACAGGTAATGTTGTTATTGTATCTGGAATATCTTTTGCTGGATTGTGTTCCCGCCACGATTCTTCTTCAAGCGATTCCCAATCAGAAGATTTGGAATTTGGGCTTTGAGCTTCTGCAACTGTGTGTTTGCTGGCAGCATCAATACCACGCTGGATGTCTTCGTTATTGTAACCATCTTCTGCAATCTCTTGCAACTTTTTCATTACATCAATCATGTGCATTGTATTAATCCTTTTTAGCAAACTCGTATTTGCGAGTTTCAAGTTCTTTTAACATGTTAGCATTGTATTCATCTCCGAACACTTTGGCAACATCATGTTTTGTAGCATCTGTGTATTCAGCATCATCAAGTTTAGTAACATATTCGTCACCCTCTTCTTTGAGTGCTTCTTCACGTGCAATTTCTTCTGGATGATCCTTGTTGATTACAACTAGCTGATTAGCAGGAATGCCCACTGTCTGGCTAATGTATTCGTATAACTGATACGCTGTTGCAGGATACTGTAGCTCTGCATCCATGATGTAAACTTCAGCGTTTGATAATGTCTGAAAGTCCATGGGGTGTTCTTGGATAGGAGTTTTCTTAGGCTTGCTAAGACTCTTCATATCGTATTTTTCTAGAGCAGTTTCCAACTTATCCATAACTTCATCTTCGATCATATTAGCGATCTTAAGTCTAAAGTTATAAGTGCGTTCGCTCTCAGTTAAGTAGTGTGTTAAACTTTTCATTTTATATAATCATCCTATATTATATTTATGCTTTTTTGCCCAGAATTTCATTAAGAAGAGCGTTACGATCCATGATCACACCCTCGCCATCTGCTGCAACACTAGCTGGGTCATCTTGTTTATTCTTTGCATCCAGGGTGGCCTTCTTTAACTGTAGCTCAACCATTTTTAGTTTCTTGTTAATTTTATTGGTTTTTGCTGTTAGGGCAGTGTCTAGCATGCGACTAGCATTATTGAAGATTTCGCCGCTGAACCTAGCTTCCACGTTCATTCCCAGATCCATGAGTTCGTCAAATGTTTTTCTAGCTGTAGCGGCAATGTCATCTAGTTCATTGTCACTAGTTTCTAAATCTCTAATAGTAGGCAAAGCAGCGTCAATTTTATCTACTTCGCTCATAATAGTTTCTTTAAACACAGGAACTCCAGTATTGTCCTCATTGGTAATACTTAGATTTTCTTCAACAGTTATCTCAGGAGTATCGTGGTCTTCAAGGTCAAATAGTGATTCTAATTTCTTTGTCATACTAATACTTATCTACGCTTTTTACCCTGGTGAAAAATGTCATTTTCAGTGACGACTCTAAAAGTTAACCCTTTAAGTTTGCAAAAGTTAGCAGCGGCAGACCATTTAGCATGGTTAACTGCTATCGCCATCTTGTCCCTCTGGCTTGTTTTTTCTGTAAGCATGGTTTGACTCTGTGGCTTTATCTCAATTAATTCACCACGGCGAGTTCCGTTTTTATTTTGATACACAATAATAAAATCAGGAACATAGATTGTTTGTTTACCAGTTAAGGGATTTCTATAAGGTATCTGTATACTTTCACTGGCCCATTGTATTACACTGGGGTGATTATCAGCAAACTGCATGAACGCAAATTCCCAACTACTTCTATATCTGGGAACCTTATTTCCAGCATACTTGGCTGGATTCTTAACTTCAAATAAACCGTTTGCCCATTTATTGGCCATGCCTTATGTCTTTACTTGCTGTTGCACTGTTGCTGGTGGAGTCTTGTCATTAATATACCCAAGTAGACTAGTGCCTTTTCTACTTGCATTGAGCAAAAGTGGCACAGTAACTTTCGTATCACTGTTCTCAAACTTGTTAATTACATCACTAGCGTATAATCCTAGTTCGTTAACAGCATTTAAAATAGCTGCGGTTAAACTAGCGGCTGCTTCGTCATTACTAGTACGTCTAACACAGAAACTCTTAACCAATTCATAGTCATTGTCTGTAAATTTACCCTTTGGACTAAACTGTGTGGTAAAATATTCATTAACTCGTAAGTCAATGTTATCAGACGTGCTAGTAATAGGCAATGCTGTATTTTGTGTTGTCATATTATTACTTTCCGGTCTCTTGTACTCGTCTTACAATAAGAGCATCTCTTTCTTTTATTAAAAATGTATTAGTCGGATCATTGGCAATTTGATTTTGTAATTGTTGAACTCTGTCATTTATTTGTTGTTGCCTTAAAATTACAGAAGATGTCTGTGGGCCAACAAGAGGAGTAAAGTCACTGAGTCTTGCAGGAGTTGCAGGAGAGGCTGACGTATTTGGAACTGTTGTTGCATTTCCTAGATTAAACGGACTAGATATAAAATCACTAACATTGTCATATACTGTTTGGATAATATTACTGCCGTTACTAGTTACAGCATTGCTTGTGCTATTGCTACTTCCTGTAGATCTGTCTACCGGAGCACCAGTGCCTGTTCTAGGCTCACCAGTATTGATTCTGTCAGTACTAAACACATTAGGCAATATAACATCAGTAAGGGGATTCTTTCCACGAAGAATACTACCTACAGCTCGTTCTAAATCTTTTTCCAATACTCTACCCAAGTCTAAATCTTTGGTATTGTTAAAAATAACTCCGCCTTTAATAATAGCACCAAGTATATTTCCATTGAACAGGTCAGTTGCTACAGTATTTGCAGCATCAACAAGTCCTCCCTGATAAAAGATGCTATCTCCAAGACCGCCGCCAAACACACCAAGAGGACTAGGTGACTTGTCGTAGTGTATGTCACTAAATCCTTTAGGGTTAATGTTGTTTACAAATCCAGTTGCATATTTGACAGTTTCGTATTGAATTGTCATGTTGTGTTGCATAACACCACCATTAGCATAGCTATGACTGTCATGCCCAAATGCAGTTAGCATGGGATTAACCAGGGTGTATTCAGCAAATCTTTTTTGCAACATAGAATAAACTCTAATGTCTTTGAAGAATCGTTGATTACCGTCGCTCATACCATAATCTTCGCCTCTATAACCGCCATAACGATCATTTGTACTATAACTACTGCCGCCTAAAGCATACTTACTATCGTTGTAGTAAAAGTTAGCATACGTATGCAGAAAACTTCTAATTAAATCTTTCTGATCGTCGTGAAAAGTGACTGTTACCGGATTATAGTTTAGCTTGTGTTGACTATGCACCTGTCTGTTATACTGATTGTGAGTCTGAGTATCAATATTAAATGTTGGCAGATCAATAGTTTTAACCAACATGTTGATTTCCATCTTATCAACAGAATCAAATAGTTTTGCTGCCTGTGGAGTGAGATTAAAAACTACATGAAAGAGATTGCTGAAGCGAGGCTGTAGTTCATAGTTATTATCAACAAACAACCGTGACGCATGCTGAAAGTCTTTGATCTGATCGCCTTTTGCAAGGGCATTTAAAATAGTATTAGCACTAGCCACAGATATCTCCTTGTTCAACTATTTATGCTGTTAGATTATGTGTATACTTTACAAAAAACCCCCCGAACGATTCGGAGGGTCTTTGTAATTCTATAGTAAAGGGCTATTAACCAGTAATTGTTTGTCCAAGAGTTCTTGCTACTGTAGCACCTACGCCATCGCCAATTGGGCTCTGGATAGCATTATCAAATCTAATGCTTGCAGCAATTGTAACTGGCTCATTTGATGCATAGTTAAGATCACCATAGTTAACGTTAGTTAGGAAACAACCGTATAATTCCCAGGTTTCAAGGACGTTTGCTGTACTTGCGCCGTTACCACCGTCTAATATTTCAAAACGTGTAATAAACTTGTAGTCAATTCCTGAACTAGCACTAGCTTGTTCCATGATATCAAACTGCTTTTGTACCTGCTCTCCAAGTAGTCTGCTAACGCTGCCGTTGACATCGTCACGGAAGTTAACTGTAATTGCTTAAAATGAATGTTTACCAGCAATATATGCACGGCTGTTATAAACTGGAATTTCAATCTCTTCGAATGTTAAGTTTGGACGGGTAATGTCCATAACTTGCTTAGTTAATTCTGTACGGGGAGTAGACACACCAAGATTCTCAAATAACGCACGGAAGCGATACTTTAGCTTGGGCATTAGCAAGCCCTGTGCAGATGCTGATTGATCACTGTCTAATGGTACAGTAAATTTTGTTAATGATGAAACGGACATGTGTCGTGTCTCCTATAATATATGTTAAAAGTATTTATCTATTCTGGGCCACAAAAAATGGGGGGTATACGTTTTACCCCCCATTAATTTCATTATTCTTTGTGCTTTAAACAGCGTTTGCTGAGGCTACGTTACCTGCTCCAATTTCACCTGTGTTCTTTAGGCGAATCGGAATAAAGATAAATTCAGCAGCCTTAACTGGCTCAATTGCAACATCAACATATAGTTCGTTGCGATCAATTCTTGTTGCTGTGTTATTTGTTTCATCACAAACTACCAAGTAGTCGTAAATGCCACGCTTTGCAACCAAGTCGTTCATAATCTGTTCAACTTGCTCTTTAAGCTCATCACGTGTAATCTTGTCGTTTGGCTCAAACACATAACCTAGTGCTGTTGCTTGTAATTGACCACGTAGATAACCTGCCAGGCGCGCCACGTTAATACGATCCAGTGAACTTGAAGTTGCTGCACGGGTCTTGTTACCGTAGTTCATTAATCCAACACCATTAAAGAATGTAATTGGGTTAACTCTATTAGTGTAAAGTGTATCACGTAGTGATTCTCTAACGTTGTCTACAACAAACTCACCAGTTGCACTGTTGATGTAACCAATAGCACTGGCATTGTCAACTAGTCCACGGCGTGTTCCTGCTGGAGCAAACCACTGGAAGCTCTGATCATCGCTTCTAGCAATGGTTCTTAGCGCCATGTGACTTGACGGAACAACAATAGTGTTACCACTGAGGTCGTTTGTCTGACCAGCTGGATAAAATACACCTAAGTAAGGATCTGCACTTGTCAATCCGTCTTCACTGTTGTCTGTTACTGCCGAAGTGTTGCTGGCCCAGTTCTGGATTGCAGTACTAGTAGCAGCAAGTCTCATGCTTGTGTCACCTACAACAAACGCTGTGTTACGTCTATCGTTATTAAGTGATACCATGTTATTAATTAGTTCTGGATATCCAGGTGCTGCAATAATGATAAAGTTACGTGCATCTTCCCTGAGTGCTTCACTGTTATCAATAGCTGATTTCAAACCTGCAACAACAATTTTACGAACAGCCTTGCGTCCCATATAAGGACTACCGTCATCTTTGTTGCCACTAATTGACACCCACGCATCCTTTTCTGTTGGAAGTGTTGGGTAAAGTGTAGTGTCACTGAAGTTTGTTCTGCTAAAGTGGTTGCTACGGAATTCTTTCACGTTGTATGAACTACGTCGTGTGTTGAATAGTAACATGCCTCTTGGATATAAACTAGCATCTGGTACATCAATGTCAGTAACATCGCTGGTTAACAATGCGGCTGTTGTTGTAAGTGTACCTGTAACTACGTCTGTAGTTGTGTCGCCCATAAAGCGAGCATCAGCAAACAAGATACCATCTTCAGTTGTTTGGTCTGTTTTATCGACTAATACCCAACGGTTTTCACTGTCTACAACCTGATAACGATAAAGCATTGGATAGTTTTCCAAATCACCAGTATCGATCCACAAATCACCAACTACTAGTGCAGTTTCGTCAATTTGTGTAGTAGGCTCTGTTGCAGCAAAAATAACACCAGTTGAATCAGTGTTGCTCAAATCATAACCACGAGCATCGCTTGTTACATTCTGATAACCTTTCCAGTTTGTGCCGTCGCTGACCATAATATCAGCGTCTGTGCCGCCATGATACCAACTACGTGTGTTAAGTGGATCTGAACTTGGTGCGGTGCTGCTTGCAGTGTAAGTAGGTGCAACCCAGTTACTTAGGATTAAGTTACTGTCGTTACCTGCTCTAACTTGCCCAGTTGTGATTGCAGTACTAAATCCTGCATCAGCTACTGGAGTACCACTGGTGTCTTTAAGTACAACAGTGCCACCAAGTGCATGTGTGATTTGCAAGTAACCTGAACTAGTTACACTTGCACTAACGTTTGCTACACCAGCACCAGTAATGTCAGCAGCAATATCTGCAATGCCTGTTCCACTGGTTGTTACTGTAACTGCGGTTGAAAGTGCAGTGCTGTTTGCAACACTAGCTTGGATTGTAAATGTGTCACCGCCTGTAATTGGAGCGGCTGCATTTACTGTGCCTGTAACATCCATTGCGCCAGTT